CACAGATCGACAAGAAGCGATAGCGCAGACCTACTACATTACCAAGTCGGAACTCTACGCCCGTCTGTACTCACACCCCAAGCGGGATGAGATTGTGAAACGGGTAACGTCTTCCTACCAGCCACAGCAACTCGACATCCCTGATGGCATTGACCGCATCATCATGTCTCAGACCAACCCGACCATGACCGGCACAGTCAACCTAGACCTGTCCGGCATGAACCGCTACAAGGCGAGGGTGGCTGAAGATACGGTGGAGATGACGGAACTGTGGGTCTGGAACGATGACACGCTGGACTACCAAGTAGTCACCATTGCCGAGCCAGACGTAATCATCTATGACCGACCAGGTGAGCAGGTATTCCTAAAAGGCGAATTGCCGTTTATTCAACTCTGCCCTAACCCCATGTACGACTATTATTGGGGTCAGAGCGAGGTGCAGCGGTTGGTGTTCTTGCAGTCATTGCGGAACAAGCGCATGACAGAGATTCTAGACTTGCTGTCTAAGCAAGTTAATCCACCGACAGCGTTGATTGGCTTTACCGGCATTCTGGATGAGAAGAACTTTGCGTTGAATCGGGCAGGCGGTCTGCTGGCAACCGATATGCCTAATGCCAAAGTTGAGAAGATGGCTCCGAATATGCCAGGCGATCTTTTCGAGGTGATCCGTGAAGTGGATCAGATGTTCGCGGAAGCGTCAGGTATTACAAGCGTACTCTCAGGCAGAGGAGAAACTGGCGTTAGAAGCCAAGGTCACGCCTCCCAACTCGCCCGACTTGGCTCCTCCAGAGCGAAAAAACGTGCGCTCGTCATTGAAGATAGTCTGGAAAAAGTCGCAACGCTCTACCTAAAACTGATTCAAGCCTACGATGACACCAAGCTAAAAGATTCAGAAGGCTTGTCATTTATACCAGAACAGTTTACAAACAACTATGTGGTGAAGGTAGACGCGCATTCCAACAGTCCGATCTTCACAGAAGACCTGCGACAACTGGCCTTCAATATGTTTAAGGCTGGCGCTATCGACAAAGAATCTTTGATAGATTTGCTTGAACCACCGATGAAGCAGTTGTTGAAAGAGAAACTAAAGCGTATGGAAGCAAAACAAGCGCAGCAGCCTCAACAACAGCCGCAGCAGGGTAAACCTGACTTGAAAGCAGTGGGGGAATAATGGCACAGACGATTTCACCTAAGGCAGACCAACCAAGAGCAGGTACGTCACAGCCTATGAAGGATTCGCCTAGACAACCAGACCTGCAATATCGGGTTCAGGGCGTCAAGAGTTTTGACCGTAGCCCGTCTACACGGACTTACGGACGCACAGTAAGGGGATAAGTTTAGTCAGGAGATGGCGATGTACAAGAAAATGAAGCGTAGTCGCAAGACCCGTCGTTAATTAGTTTCCCCCGACAGGGAAAAGGGTGTGGCTGCCTGCCCCATGAACTAGGTGGCCGCTGCTTAAAGGGAGTCCATCATGGCACGCAAAGCACGCAAAGGTCGTAAAGGCCGCAAGTAATCCTTCGGGATTTCCCAGCGGGGGCGGGGAGTTTAAATATACGCCCCTACTTGACAAAAGCTATTAAAAAGCTTACTTCTATCGCCAAAATTTATTGGGGTATTTATGAGCGTACCACCGGATCAACTAATGCAGATGATGAGAAACCAGCGCGGTGCTGAACAGCCTTCGCCTTTGGACTCAGAAGCCTCTGCAACCGACATGACACCGCCAATGTCTGCCCCGATGTCCACACCGGAACCCAAAATGGGCAACCGTGAGGGCGCGATGGTCAATTTAGGCTTGGCGATGGACTTGATTGAACAAGCATTGCCTGCTTTGGGCAGCAGAACGCCAGAAGGCATGAAGGTACTGTCTGCACTGCGTACCTTGACCGGCGTAATCGGCGGCAAAAAGGAATCCGTCAACGAATTGAAGCAATCTGAGATTCTTCAGATGCTACAAGCACTTCCGCAAGCGGGTGGCGCTACGCCGGAAGGTAAAGCATTGGCAGCAGCGCCTGCAATTCCTGGGATGCCTACGCCAGGTGCTACCCCTCAACCTATGTAAGGAGAAATCATGGATTTATTTAAGCCTCGCGGTGCTTCCGCGCCTCGCAAGCCTACCGACAACAACCAGCAGAATGGTCAAATCGTTAATACTCCCCGTTTTTCGGAGTTTGGCGGTCTGAAAAATGCTGGCGCAGCAGGCAGCAAGAACAAGATGCAAGTTCAGAAGCCTGGTGACGGTAAGCGCGTTATCTAATTTATTAAGGGGATAAACCATGTCATTAGAAGACCTGTCAACAGAAGCCCGTGACGAACTGGCTTTGCTTGCAAAACAACTGTCCGAGAATCCTGAAACCCGCAAAGACTTTCTGCGTCAAGTGAAGAAGGTCAAGCCGGAGATGCCGATTCCCGAACTGGAAATTGAAGACTACACCCGTAATGCTGTCGATAAGGCAAATGATCGTGTGGCTCAGTTAGAAGCAAAGTTGCGTGAGCGCGATGCTATGGATGAACTCAACTCGCGTCGTAGCAAGTTGAAGGCTAAAGGTCTGATTGACACGGACGATCAAATTGAAGAAGTGGAGAGAGTCATGCTGGAAAAAGGCATTACTAACCACGAAGCAGGAGCAGAATATTGGCGCTGGATGCAGCAGTCTGCCGCACCTACGCCAACTGGTTATAACCCGTCAGCTATTAACAAGTTTGATCTCTCGAAATATTGGAGAAACCCTGTTGCTGGCGCACGGGATGAAGCAGCAAAAGCACTCAATGAGTTGCGGAAAAACCCGCGACCCATTGGCCTGTAAACAAGGGGATTCTTGACTCGGAGATAAACTATGCCTATTGGTGGCGGTATTCTTCCGGCAACGGGTAGTACGCAATTTACGGAACTAACTTACGTTACCCGTAGAGCGTTTATCCCGAAGCTGGTCGTACAACTCTATAACTCGACACCGCTGATGGCGGCTCTGATTGCTAACTCGCAACAGGCTTCCGGTGGTGTTTCTTCTGTAACCGTTCCCGTCCAGGGTTCTCAGTTCGTAAACGCTCAGTGGTCAGACTACAGCGGCTCGTTCGCTCAACCGTCTGTTCAGCAGGGTGCTTACAACGCTGAATTCAATCTGAAGCTGATGATTGCCCCAGTACCGTTCCTCGGTATGGAAGGTGCAGTTCAGCAAGACGCAGCTATCATTCCTCTGATCGAAGCGCGTATGAACGACGCGACCAACGTCATGATGGATGCAATGGCTACCGCCCTGTACAACAACACGACGAACACTCAACAGTTCACCGGTCTACCGGCTGCTGTTTCCTCGTCGGGTACTTACGGCAACATTAGCCGTTCGGCCTACACTTGGTGGCAGTCGAAAGAGTATGCCGCTGGTTCGGTCAACCCAACCCGTCAGAACATCCTCCAGTACATCAGCGGAACCGTGAAGAACGGCGCTGAAGTACCGTCGTTTGGTGTTTGCGGTTTCGGTACTTGGACTCTGTTGGCTCAAGACTTTGTTGGTCAAGAGCAGTACATGATCACTCCAGGTAACGGCTTTGATGGTGACGCCAATGGCCCTCAAGCAGCTTTCCGTGCTTTGATGGTTGCTGGTGTGCCAATTTATCCTGATCCTTATTGCCCAGAAGGTACTGTTTACTTCCTGAACAGCAACTACCTGTCGCTCTACATCCATGAGCAGGGTTCGTTTGTGTTCACGGGCTTTGAATCGACCCTTCCGAACTGGCAGATTGGCTACGTTGGCGCAGTGCTGACGATTGCTGAATTGGTCAACACGAAGCCTAAGTCGATGACCAAGGTCACGGGCTATAACTCTCTAACACTGTAAAGGAGAAATAGTCATGGCACTTGGTTTAAATAAAATCTTAGTAGCAGGTGCAGCCACCAATGCTGCATCGGCTTACTTTCAGGCGCAAGCTGCTGGTAACGCTACGGTAGTTCTGCCAGCCGGTACTTACTACATTGCACCGACTGCAAACGTCACTATCGAACTGAACACCAACACTACTGGCAACATTAGCAATGCTTCTTGGAGCGTTGTGGTTGCTAACAACACGGGTGGTCTATTCATTGCTGACGGTACTAACATTCGTGCAAACGTACTAGCTGGCGCTCCTACGATCACGCTGTTCACCGTCAATGGTGGTGGCAACGTCAGCAGCACTTACGCATCGTAAGGGGGTGGCATGGATGCTAACCATGTAGGTTCGCTATATCCTGATGGATTTGGCAATTTTGCTATTGCTCATACGGTCAACGTCAGCGTTGGCGCAACTGGCAATGCGGTTGCTCAACTTCCTGTTGTGGGTGGAACTTCTTACATTGTTCGCAGGATCACTGTCGCTAAACCAAATCAGAGCATTGCTACTGCAAACGTGACAATCTTGACATCTAATGATGGCAATACGTCAAATGCGGTTAGCAATGCGACTGTTTTGAGTTCTGTAGATGGCACGACAAAGTGGCAAGATTTGACGCTTTCCACTGCGGCGCTGTCTACAACTTACACTGCTCGTTCACTGTTTGTACGGGTGAACACAGCGGTGAGCAGCGGCACTTGCGACATTACTGTTTACGGTGACATTGTTACGCTATGACAACTATCTATGTGACTAATCGGAGCGAGAAGGCTCTGATCCATAACTACGCTTTCAAAGACTATAAGTTTCCTGTAAACGAACCAGTTGAGATCAGTGTAGAGATGGCACGTCATGTATTTGGTTATGAGCAGGAAAATAAACTTCCTGCGATGGTGATGCTTGGGTTATGCAGATCAACTAATGAGATCGAAGAAGGTTTGGTCAAATTGGCAAAGTTTGAGATAACCCAAGATAAGCCGGAACAGAATCGCTTTTTATCCCCTGGCGATGACTCAGTAACCCCCCTTGTGCCTAAAGCACATCGGGGGAGAACAGTCGTTAAAGCCGCTTAAATATGGGTCTTAAATGGCAACGCTCAATGGCTACATCACGGAAGTCAGAAGGCTTCTGCACGACGCCAATGGAAATTTTTATTCCGACTCCGAACTGACTGATTACATCAACGGAGCGCGGGAGCGTGTTGCCAGAGATACCGGCTGTTTAAGAAAATTACAAGTT